TCAGCCGCTGACGAGGCGGCGGAAGCCGTCGGTGACGCGGCGGACGAACTCCGGCTCGCGCGTGCGCCAGTAGCGCGGGTCGCGCATCATCGCGCGCAGCTCGGCCTCATCGGCCGGGGCCGGTTCCTCCGCGCGCCGCGCAAGGCCGGGCTCCTTGCCCTCCATCATCCGGTGCAGCGCGATCACCCGATCCGCGCTTTGCCTCGGCGGCAGCCGAGGCAAAGCTCCTTGCCCTCCATCATCCGGTGCAGCGCGATCACCCCCTCGGCGGTGGTGGAGAGCGCCTCCATCACCGGCGCGGGCAGGTTGGCGCGGCCCCAGGCGGTGATCTGCGCGGCGATGCGGCGGAAGCGCTCCTCGCCGCCGAAATGCTCGCGCAGCCGCTCGAGCTGACGTTCCGCCTCGAACTGGGAGGCCGCCTCGGCGATCAGCGGCAGCAGCCGCTCCGCCGGGAGGTCGTAGACGAGCTGGGCCTGCGCCTCGGTGAAGCCCGCCTCGTGCAGGCGGCGGTTCACCTCCGCATCGGCGCAGCAGAGCTCGTGCTTGGGCTCGATGCGGTAGCCCTCGGGGCCGTCGGGCACGCCGAGGGCGCGGCGGAAGCGGATGCGCTCCTCCTCCGGCGCGTCCTCGCCCGGCGGGGCGAGGCGCTGCGACAGCCGCTTTTCGAGTTCGCGGTAGGATTTCAGCAGCGCCTCGACGCGGATGGCGCCGGCCGCCTCGTCCCAGAACTTCTCGGGCACGTCGGCCGGGCGCTCGGCCTTGCGCGGCGCCGCGCCTTCGGCCAGCGCGGTCTCCAGCAGGTCCTCGGGCATCAGGGGCTCACTCCTTCTCGGGGTTTGCGGGGGGGTTCAGCACTTCGGCCGGGGCGGAGAGCGTCCGGCCGAGCCAGCGGGCGGCGGCGGGCAGGTCGAGCTGGGCGATGGCCTCGGGACCCATGGCGCGAACGGCCTGCGGGAAGAGCAGCGTGTTGGCCGCATCCGCCCGCCCCTGCACCTGCGCGAGCGGGCTGCGGTAGCGCAGCACCGCCTCCCGCCCGTCGAGGATCAGGGGCGGGATCTCGCCGCGCCGGCGCAGGATGGAGAGGCAGCGCGCGATGAGCGGCGCGAGCAGCTCGGCCTGCAGCCGGCCATAGGTCGCTCCCAAAAGCCGCGCCGTCTGCGCCGCGCGCTCGAGCACCTCGGTCGCCGTCATGCTCTCGCGCCCCTCGGGCCCCAGCCGGTCGGCGAGCAGCGCGGCGCGGATGCGCGCGCGCAGGTCGTTGAGCACCAGCTGCGAGACGTCGAAGTTCCCCGGCGCGGCAAGCGGCGTGAGGCCCGAGGAGCCCGGCGCCTTCGGGATGATGGCGCCGGGTTCGAGCCGGACCGTCGCCGGGTTCAGCACGCCGTCGTCATCGGCCTGCCAGATGCCGGTGGCGGCGATCGAGGCGTTCTTGAGCACGAGCTCGACCACCTTGTTGGCGGTGCGGATGTCGGGCAGCGCCTTGGCCACCGGGCCGCGGCCATAGACCTCCCCCGGCACCTTGAGCCAGCGGAAGGCGATGAAGGGGTTCTCCGCGAAACGCCCCTCGGCGAGCACGACCGGCCCGCGATCCGCCGCGAGCACGGCCATGAAGCGGCTGCCGGCGCGCTCGGGCCAGACCGCCTCGATCACGCGGTGCCGCGCCGCCTCGGCCTCCCCGGCGGAGGCGGCGGGCGGCAGGGGCGCGGCCGGATAGCGCGCGGCGAGCGCCGCCCCGCTCAGCCGCGCGGCGCGGAAGACCGTGTCGAGCCGGCCCGAGGGGCCTTCCTCGAGCACTGCCTCGCGCAGCGGCACGGCGGTGAAGCGGAGGGCGGAGGCCTCGCCCGGCGGCGCCTCCTCGACCAGCAGGATGCCGGTTCCGGCCACCACCAGGTCGAGGAAGGCCTGATGCATCTCGAGCGCGAAGTTGGAGCGGTCGAGATGCCCCTGCAGCGTCTCCGCCGCCTCCTCCATCGCCGCCGCCGCCGCCGCGTCCTCGGCCCGGCGCGCCGGGGCGAGGCCGAACCAGCGCGACCAGGGCGGGGTCAGTTCCGCGAGCAGCGAGGCCGCGAGCTGTTCGGCCGCATCGGCCGCCGTGGCGTCGAACAGGGGCACGCGCCCGCCGCCCGCGGGGGGCAGGACGTGGTCGTAGCAGTCCTGCCACAGCGCATCCTGGGCGCGGCGTCGCTCCAGCGCGCGGGCGTGGCGGGCGAGGATCTCCTCGGGTGTCATCGGATCATTCCCCCAGAAGCGACTTGCGCGTGGCCGCGAAGTCGGCGCGCGCGCCGAGCAGGCCGCGGGCGGAGGTCGCGATGGTCCCGGCGAGCCCGCGGCGGGCCCGTTCGCGGGCTTCGATGCGGGAAGCGGCCGCGGCCTCCTCGGCCGCCTGTGCCGCATCAGCGGGCGGCGTCGGGGCCGGGGCCGGCGGGGGCGCGATGACAACAGGCTTCGGGGCGCGGAACAGGCCACCCATGCGCGCGCGGCTCCTCTCGGTTGGAAGGGGGGTTCGGCCCTCCCGCCACGGACGCGAAAAGCCCGCGGGCCCGGCCCTCCGGCGAAGGAGGGCGGGCCCGCGGCGAGGGTCCGGGAGGAACGGGAGGGCTGCCGCCGGGCGCACTTCGCCCCTTGGCGAGAGGCTTGTTATCCTAGATTGGAGTCGCAGTCAAGAGAGTTTTCCTACCCCCTCGCCCCGCGCGGCGAGCCGCCGGAACAGCCCATAGGGCGTAAGCGCGAAGGGCGCGCCGGCGCCGAGCACCGCCCGGCACAGGCCGACACAGGTGAAGGGCATGAGCGGCGGCAGCCAGCGCGCCCGCACCGGCCCCGGCGCGAAGGGGCCGAGCACGGCAAGCCCCGCCCGCCGGTAGAAGCCCGGCAGGTCGAACCCGGCGGGGGCGGCCAGTCGCACCACCAGAAGCCGGCCGGAGAGCGGCTCGAGCACGGTCCAGCCGGCCTCGTCGCGCAGGGCGGCAAAACAGTGACGGAAGCCGCGGCGCAGCGGCCGGAGCCAGGGCTGGTCGGCCCGCCCGCCGAAGGCGATCCAGACCTCCTGCGCCCCCTCGCGGGCGGCGCGCCAGCCGGGCCTCATGCGACGATTCCCTTGACCCGCAGCGGCCATTCGAGACGGCTCAGCGCCTCGCGCCACTGCGCCGCGTCCAGGCGCTCGGAGGGGTAGCGCGGGTCGGGCGCGATGCCGCGCTCGCCCCAGAGGCGCAGGATGCGGGCGTGGATGAGGTCGATCCGCCGCTGGCGGTAGAGCCGGTCGAGGCACTTGATCACGTCGTCGGGCTCGCAGGGCCGGATCTTCTCCCCGCGGCCGGCGGCGATGCGCGCGCCGTCGCGGCGGGCGATCAGGGCGGCCATGGTCCAGAACCAGGCCTCCTCGGCCGAGCGGAAGGGCTCGGCGGCGGCCAGGCTCGTGAAGCGGGGGGCATGGGCGGCGCGGGGGGCGGGTCGCAT